CCTTCTTTTGGATACTTACCAAATTCTTTAGCTTGTTGCTGATATTCATTAAAGTTCATCAGGGACCCACAAATCGTTTAAGTCAGGACGCCGCTTGAAATTATAAGACAGGAACATCCAATTACAACCAAGATGATCAATGTGATGTAACCCGCTTTCGCCATCAATATACTCACCTTTCTTGATAGCCCCAAGATGGCGCTCCAAAGAAGCAACCAGCCGAGAGTTTGCAATACCTCCCCGCCAGTTGTGGGCAGCGTACTTTTGGGCACCGAAGGTAAGTACGGCAGCCAACCCTTCCAATGCCCAAGGATCGAGTAGATCCATTCGAGGCTTTTCATTGTCGTACTTCGTTCCAGTTGCTTTATCCATTCGGTAAGATGACACGAGAGAATGTAGATTTATTGGAGGAAATGCCAGATCCGGCCAACAGTCGATTGTTAATATCAAGAATTGCTAACCCTAGTGTGTGAAAGGCCATTGCGTGCGCCGCTTGAGATTCAGTGAGTTTCGAACCATCATGGAGAACTCCTCCTGCTTGGTACACTAATTCCTCAAAGCGCTTCCAATCTTCACCGTCCATACTTCCGTCCTAAATAATCTAGGGATACATACAGTTCATCAAACTCGCCGTCGTTGACTTCATTCAACATGATGATACCTCGCCAGTGTTTGTTACCTTGCGGTCCCATGTAATCTTCATCGTGTTCGTAACAACTACCAGCAATGATCGAGGTAATTCGACGACCGTCGGCACGATACCCATATGCTGTCTGGCGACCTTGTTGGTGACCCGCTATACAAGACATATGCTTCTTTGTAAGAATTTGACTAGCGCTGGAGATAGGCCGGCCAGCAACCCCACTGACAAAATAGTGACTGTAAGCAATACCGTCAGCAACAACAACCTCCAGAAAGGGGAAGACTTCCCACCCAAAAGCCTCGTAGTCAAGATCGCTGACTGATATAGTCCCATCAAGTTTAGGATCACCATCAACCACACGATTAATACGATTTTCATGGTTGCCCAACGTAAGGATCATTCGAGGTTTGTATTGCTTCTTACCATTGCGGCGTTGTTTGTTGTTATATTCCTTTAGTGGACTAAGAAGTACCCCCATAGCTTCACGACTTGCTTCCACGTCAGCAATATACCGTCGGCCTTCAAAAGATTTCTTACCCACATCGTACGAAGACAAGCTAGGCATATCGGCAAAGTCACCAATATTGACCACAGTATCAGGTTGATGATCGACAATGTATTTCCCGATCCGATTGAGATAGTCATAATTGTACCCTGGCTTTACTTGACAATCAGGAATAATTAAATGTCGTCGGGTCATTCAGGAACCTTCTCCACATCGGTACATTCCCAGTCCCCAAAACCATCTCCCAGATCACCATTAGCAATAATTTCATCCGCCAGATCCCAAGCTTCATAAGTATCGTTGGCTTCGACTTCAACAAAATCTCGATGCACTTTTCGAAAATAAAGCATATACTTAGCCATTTTATTGTTCCCCATCTGGCAGTTCGTGGATATCACAAAAAGGGGTTGTCTCTGTACTCAAGAAGGGACTGGCAGTCATTTGAAAGATTGCATCCAATCCACACTCAATTACAAAGGCTAGTTCCGGACCCTCAAGCTTTCCTTGGAAGACGACGCTTCCATCACTTCGTTCCACTACTTTCTTGATTTCCATTAGTTAGGTAAACCACTCCTCGGGAATTGTGTCCAGAGTGGCCCAAGGAATACCATGGCGATCACACCAGTCTGCATACGTTGTCTTAGACACCCGACTAATTTTATTTTTAGGGTTCATGAAAACAAGATACACAGTGACTTCAGGATGCTGTTGGCGAATGTGCAAATGTTTCGCTCGATCTTCAGAGGAGAAGATTCCCTTAGTCTCGATATATGTATTCTCTTTGATCTTCCAATCTGGATGATATTTGTGTGTTACAGTGTACTCTAAGATATCCTTTTCGTATTTTAATTGTGGATATCGTTTGGCAAATTCTTGCTCGAATTTACTCTTATAGGGGTGATCCCTCCGCACCAATCGGCGCTTGGAACTCATCATTCTCCTTTCGCCAGATGTACAGTAATTTGGCGTTTAACGTCATTTCATCTAACCTATCAGGACCGTAAAGGTGTTTACAAGTCTCGTACATATCAACTTCATTCGTGAGGTCATTGATATACCTGGCTGACTTAACGGGACCAATACGGCCCACCCCAGAAATATTGTCAGTGGAATCGCCAGTAAGAAGAGAGCGATAAAAAGACCTCCAGCCATCAAGTGGAGTAACCAGTTCACGAGTATTCTTTCTCCAGTTGTAATGAAATCCTGGAATCTGCTTTAAGTCTTTGTCGATAGAACAGATACAAGTCGTTCCAAACTCTTCGCTACACTGTTCAATTCCAAGACGGTCATCGGCCTCGTAACCATCAGTGATTGTAGCTCCCCAATGGAGAACCAGATGCTCTCTCGCAGCGTTGAGGAGAGTGGGCTTTGGTTTATCTTTTCGATTGGCTTTGTACTCCGGATAAATTTCATACCGGAAGTTATTGTCCCCTGTTAACACAGCCAGGTGATCGTCGGCATCTACGGTCTCAAGGATACGGCGCATAAGTTGATCAATGTCTTCCTTACACGCCTCCCATCCCCAATCTTCGTTGTACACCGCACACGAGAAGCCGACAATATCTGCGTCGATCAGCGCTTTCGTGATTTTGTCTCCGAAGAGGACTTACGCGCTGTGTTGAGCGCTATCGCCACTGCCTGCTTCGTGGGCTTGCCCGCTGCCTTCTCCGTTTTGATGTTGTTCGCTATTGCTTGCTTGTTGTTCCCCTTTTGCAGCGGCATCTACCTTGTCCCCCATCAACGTCTTAACTTGATTCTCCAAAGCCACAATACGACCAGTAACAGCTTCAAAGGCGCTCTTGACTTCCGCCATAAACTTCTTCACATCTTCCTTGAACGAACTAAAGAAATTGAACATATCGATAACCTTATAAAAAAGTAAAAATTTTTCCAACAATCTATTAGAACGGAATATCGTCGAGAGAATCGTCCAGACCTTCCGTATTACCTGTGGTGACATTTGCAGTAGCCGTCGTACCGAGAACATAAGCCTCAAACTGTTTAGCCAGTTCAATCACTTCCTCCGCTTTCGGGGACGTCTTTACATTCAGAGCAGCTACAGCGTTCGCCAGCGACGACTGCCGAATGATGTACACTTGCTTCTTGGCTCGCTCTTCGGGCGTCTCCCAATTGCCTTTGGAAGGCTGCGTCCCACCGTTTGAATAGTTCGCGGCCGGCTTCATCGGCGATTCGTTGTGCCCAGTCTGGAAGCTTTTTGTTGCTTTTGTCCAATCCCAATACCCCGTATTTGCGTTCTTTTCTGCGGTGATTTCAAACGTGTCACCACTCTTTGATGTACTCAACACCCCAAAGACTTCCTTGTAGCTAAAGGACATGATCCTCTTGGAAGTAACCTTACCACCGTTACTCAAGTCCTTGTATGCCACCTCAAGCTGTTGATAACTGCCCTTGGCTGAAGGCTTTGTCTCAACACTGATACTCAACACCTGAATGTTAAAATTCAATCTTAGTTTCTCCACTAATTAATTAAAGAACACATATATTATAACATTTTTTTTCAACGTTGTCAACAGTAACCTTCACCATATCCAACATATTTTTACCAATCTTCACTTCACATGCCAGAGGGACATTCCAACCACAGCGAAATACACGATTAAGATTTGCAACAAGATCATCAAACACCTCGTACATCATCGTTACGATAGCTGGTACGTACTTCTTCTCCGCATCCACAACAATAGAATCGTGGACAGTTGAAATCAATAGGCAAGGCAATCCAGATGCCTTTAGCCGTCGGGAAAAACTTATCCGGGCTACCATCATCACATCGGCACCAGTCCCCTGTACTGGGTAATTCGTTAGAGTTGTCCACGGAATCTTTAGATTGCCCCACCGATCCCTCCCAATGTCGAT